TGACTTTTCAGCTATAACCACGTGGGGAGTCTTTACGACCGAGGACCAGGGACAAAGCATAATCTTACTTAACGCGTTTAAAGATAGATATGACTTTCCAGAACTACGTAGAGTGGCTCTAGAAGAGTATCAAGACTGGCGTCCTGATATGGTAATCATTGAAGCAAAAGCCACAGGATTGCCTTTGACACACGAACTTAGACAAATGGATATACCGGTTATTAACTTTACACCGTCAAAAGGAAATGATAAACACACAAGACTAAACTCCGTTGCTCCGCTTTTTGAAAGCGGCAAAATATGGGCGCCTATGCACGAGCATTTTGCACAGGAGGTCGTTGAGGAATGTGCCTCTTTCCCATTTGGAGAATATGATGACTATGTGGATAGTACAACACAGGCCATTATGAGAATTAGACAGGGTGGATTAATCAGACACCCAGAGGATTACAAAGATGATCCAATTGTACGAGGACATGTAAAGTATTATGGCTAAAAAAGAATTAGTAGAAAACATTGTAAAACTATATTCCAAACTAGGTGGGAATATGAGCGATGTCCTTGGTTCCCGATCCAATGTTACTTTTCTAGGTACTGGTAAGAACCCAGAACCATTTGTCGAAATGGACATTAACATAGAAGCTGTAGGAGCACTCGGTAAATCAAAAATATTACAAGAATTAAAAAGCCCAATGGGTTATTTAACTGCTGACAAACTAAACGATATTCAAGCAACTAAGCTTTACAATAATATGTTAAAGCTAGAAGAATTTTATTACCCTAAAGCTGCACCCGCAAATATCACGGACATGGCAACAGGGACCAGGAACCTGGACCAAGAAGGACTAGGTGCTTTAAGACAAAAACCATTTTTAGATGAAGCAAGCAACATAGCAAAAAGAGATTCTGACGCTATGGTAAAAGCAGGATTAGATCCAAGCAATCCTAACGATACAATAAAAGCAATGGAGTCAGGAATTATATCATCAGGTGATGATGTGGCTAGACAACTCGATGATCTACCACCTCCAGGTTCGCGTGGCGGACCCGATGATATTGCAGCACCAATTCAATCAGCTGAAGAAACAATTAAACAACTTAGAATACAAGATCCTGATCTAGCTAACCAAGTTAAAAAAATGATGGATAAAGGTATTATGTCTACTGTTACTAACAGAGGTGACATACCAGCTAAACGTTCATCAGCTAGAGAATTTTTATTAGAAGCATTAAAAAAAGATGAATACGATGTAGGAACAGCTGCATTCGGTAAAACAAATTTAAACAATGTTATATCCGCACAAGATATAAAATTTATTACTGAAGGCGGTGGTGGAATTGGTGGAGATCCAATTGTATTAGTTGAAAAATACTTTGGTCCAAGAATTGCAGAAATGATTCCATCAGGTGCAACAGGTGATGAGATTGTAAGATTTACAAATAGAGTTTTAGAAAACGTAACAGACGCTTCAGGATTAAGACCGGACAATCCAAGGTTTGATAGAATGACTGCAAAATTTATAGATGAGTTAGCAGACGGTGGTCGAGCTGGTTTTAGATTTGGCAGATCAGCAGGTAAAGCTTTTGGTCTTATGAAAAAAGCAAAAGCTATTGAAAAATCTGTCGATGCCGGAGAAGAAATGGGATACCAAGCACTACGTGAGTATGGTTTAGAGGCAGAAGATATTACAAGATTATTTAAAGAGATTGCAATGGATAAAACTATGGTAGGTCCTGAGAAAACAGCATACTTTAAAATGTTAAATCAAGTTTTAAGAAATCCAGCTAAGTTTCCTGATGGAATAATAGAAATTAAAAAAAGACTAGGTTTAGATTTTGCAGAAGGTGGTCGAGCTGGTTTTAGATTAGGTAAAAGTGTATTTTCAGGTATTGCAAATATGTTTAAAAGAGGCGGCGATGATGCTGTAGATCTTGTTAAGCAAGAAGAGACGTTTAGAACAGGACCGATTACTGAAAAATTTTTAGGAGACGTTGATAAAAGAGTTATTGATAAATTTATTCGAACAAGAGACACATCGGGTCCAGGAAGTTTTGGTATGTATGATAATATAGCCGACATGCCACAAGGTTTACAGGCTGCAGAATTTATTAAAAGAGTTAGAGTTCCTGGTGAAAACAGAATTAATTATGAAAAAGCAGAAATGTTTATTGGTGGTGGCATAAAATTAACTGGAAAAGAAACTATAGACGAGTTAATTGAAATGTATATAAACGCCATGAAATCATACAAATCACCTTTTGCCAGAGGCGGACTAGCTAAGATCCTGGAGGTCTAATGGCCGATTTAACTTTTAAGTATTTAGGTAAAACTTATGACTTACCTTCCGGATTTGCTCAAAGAGATATACCCACATTAAAAAAATTTTTAAAAAGTTTTCAAGAATGGAAATCTAAAGGTGGAACTATGGAATCTTATTTAAAATTATCTGGCAGAGGAGCTGAATTTGATAATCTAGAAGGATCAATTTGGAGACGATTAATTGACTTTGCTGAGAGTGGAGGAAAAACTGCTAAACGTGCTCCATCGGATAAAGGAGGTGCTAAGTATGTACAAATTTTTAATGACCTTAAATTTCCTAAAAAAGATATTAATACACTTAAAACATTTACAAAATCAGCAAGATTTGCTGCACAGCTAAAATTAAATGCTACCCCAATAGCTGCAATTAAAAATATTGGTGATCCTGTTTTAGGTGAAATAATAGAATGGACAAATAAAAATCCAAATGGGACTCAAGCAGATTTTTTTAAAGCGTTTAAAAAAATAGGTAGCGATAAAGAAATTATTAAAAAAGTAGTAACTGCATATCAAGGTGCAGTAAGAAATCTTACAAAAATAGCAAGAGGAGATGTTATTGGAGAAACTCAAGAAAAATTATATAAAGCTTTTAAACCAAATCAATTAGATAAATTTTCAAAAGAAGCATATAGATTATTTCCTGGTCAACTTAGAAGGGGGTTTGAAAATACATTAAGAGAAATTTATAAAGACAATCCTAGAACATTAAAGTCAGCTTTAAATAAATATAAAGAATTTAAAGAACTAACTTCTCTCTTAACGGAAAAATTTAATCTTTCTGCAAAAGGTGGAATGAAAGGTTTAGGTGAAGGAGCTTTTCAATTAGATCACCCAATTAGTTTTTCGGTTTTAGAAAAAACCGGTAATCTTTCAGATGCAATTAGAGTTAACCCGGTTACAGGAGATGTTAATCAATTTAAATTAATATTTGATAAAAGATTAATTAATTTGCAAAAGAATATTGCCGCTGGAAAAGAAGGATCTCAATCTGCTTTTGAGGCGCTACAAAGAGCAAATAATAAACTGTTTGGAAAACTTGCTGCAGATTTTGATATTAAAGATACAGGTAAACTTAAAGTTCGAGATTACGGTGCTGCAAAATTTACAGATAAAACTTTTGATCCAAGAATAGCATTAAAAGAAAATTTAAACTTAGCTAATACATTAAGAGACACTAAATTTAATAAAGGTTTTTATAAAGACTTAAAAGAAGCAGGAGTTAATGTTAAAAGGTTTGATGCTGAAAGAGCAAAACTAAACAGAGTCGATGTTGAAAAAATGGCATTGTTTATTGACGATGCACTTGCTAATGCAAAAGCAAATGGACCCATTTGTAAAATTGTTGGAAAAAAACAATCCGGTGGACCAGTGGTAAGTTGTGTAGATGCGGTTAATGATGCACTTGAAAAAGATCCTAAAAGATTAGCACAAGAAATTAATAGATCTAATGAAGGTGGTGCATTTAATAAAATTAAAAACTCAGGAACTAAATTTTTAACAGCACTAAAAGAAAATCCAAATTTACTTAGAGGTGGCTTAGCAAGTAAGATTGCCCTGGGCCTTGGTACTGTAGCCGCAGGTGTTGGAGCTGGTGCATTAGTTAAACAATTTAGAAACGATGACCCGAGTACATATTTAACTAACGATAGTCAAATGGAAGGAATGATTATTGCTGATGTTGAACAAAAAGGTGAAGAAGTTGATGACAACATTTTATTGGATAATCAATTTAAATTAGAATTAGCTGGAGCAGCAGGATTGACTGCACCAATTGCAAAAGGTGTTTATCGAACAGCAAGAGGTGTTGGTGAAGTTGGACCATTACCAGAAGGAGTCGGTAGAACACGAGCAGCGTTAGGATTAAGTAAAGGTGTTCTTGGAAAAGGACTATGGGCATTAGGTGCACCGATCGTAGCATTACCATCAACACTTGGTTATGTAGCACAAGATATTAGAGCAGGTAAAGATGCAGAAGAAATTGCAACGAACCCATTAAATTATTTGGGTGCAGCATTTATGAATCCTTCGGTTAAAGCTTTAGCAAAAGCTGGAGCATCAAGAGGACTATTAGGAATAGCGTCATTAGGTTTAGCAGGAACAGCAGCAGGCGCTCTTGCATTACCTGCAATATCAATTGGTGCAGGACTAGCAACACTTGGAACATTGGGTTATCAAGGTTACAAATTATTTACTGGTAAAGATAGATCAGATGAGGATTTTTTTAGGTAATGGCTAAATCAAAAGCAATAGCAGACTTAGTTAAAAGTCTTAACGCAATTTTAAAAGCCAGAGCGATGTCTGGAAAAGTCGATCAAATGACTAAGAGAGAAAGTGTTCTAGATGATGTGTTTACTTCAGCTGGTAATAGAATAAAAAATTATAAACCAAGAGATGTTATTAAAGAAGATGATTTTGTAACAACTGCGGCTGATATGAGTTTTGCAAAAAGTGGGCTTAATGCATCTACTTACAACAAACGAAGATTATTACAAGCTGTAGAAAATTGGAACAGAAATAAAAAATACGATTATTTTAGAGGTGAAAATACTAGATCAAGTTCTTATAGACCAAAAAACCTTAACTCACCTGAAGGTAAACGTTTTTTAGAAGCTGAAGAAAAAATTTTAAGAGATATGGTAAACGCTGGTTTTAATAGAGGTATAACTGGTGGTAGAAAACCTGTAACAGATAAATACCAACGTGGATTTAGAGATGCATTTTTTTCAAATGACCCTAAAATAGCTGATGCGTATTCTAGAAGTAATAGGTTTGGCATTCCAGTAATTAAAAAAATTAGATTAAATAAAGAACAAATTCAAAGAGGTATGGAACGTAATTTTGAATCTAACACAGCAGCAGGTCAAGACGATATTATACTACAAAGAGATTTATTAGAAAAAGCCACTAGATCTTTTTGGAGAGGAATTATGAGAAAATTTCAAAAATACAACAATGGTGGATTAGCTACGGTACTACAAATATGATAAAAAATAAAAATCTTGTGATAAATATGCAACACGTTAAATGGAAGGAAATCCCACCAGTTAAAGGACCTGACTCACAAGGGTTGAATGTTCCTACAAAACAAGCTACAACAATTAAGAACTCGGAGAATATAAATGGCAGATATAGACAAAGCCCTACCAAACGTAGAGACTGAAATTAAAGTACCAGGAGAAGAAGAAGTTTTAGAGATGGAAAAAGAAACCATCGACGAACAAGTTGGTCCTGATGATATTCAAGTAACACAAGAAGAAGATGGTGGCGCAACAATTAATTTTGATCCTGAAGCAGTTAATCAACCAGGAACTAATGGACACTTTGATAATTTAGCAGAACTATTACCAGAAGATGTTTTAGGTAAATTAGGTTCTGAACTTGCAGCAAACTACATGCAATATAAATCTTCTAGAAAAGCATGGGAAGATAGTTATACAAAAGGTTTAGATCTTTTAGGATTTAAATATGAAAATCCAACACAACCGTTTCAAGGAGCAAGTGGTGCAACTCACCCTGTGCTTGCTGAAGCAGTTACACAATTTCAAGCACAAGCTTACAAAGAATTATTACCGGCTACAGGTCCAGTACATACTCAAATAATTGGACTTGCGGATAGAGCCCGAGAAGAGCAATCAAACCGAGTTAAAGAATTCATGAACTATCAGCTCATGGATGTGATGAAGGAGTACGAACCCGAGTTCGATCAAATGCTTTTTTATCTCCCTCTTGCCGGCTCTGCGTTCA